ATTCCTATCTCGTAGCCTCCATGGTAATGGAGTCCAGGAAGAAATCGGTTGTTCTAATCGATGAGGACGAGTACGTCCATGGAATTTCCCGTAATGTTAACATTGCATACTGCAAATATCTAGAAAAGCTTGCCTTTGACGGCTGCTATCTAGAAACAGATTTGCGCAATGAAGACATTTCGTTAATGTTCTCATCATATTGGTCTCAATATTTCCATGCTGGGTGGCAGCTGGAAAATCCGTTTGATGAAGCCTCTCTGATCTTGCAAAATATAGAGACAGAGGTAACTGACTACTGCGAAAGGTTCTTAGAGCTCTTTTCGATCATCTTTCCTGACCAAGAAATTGGTTGGGAAAGTATAGATCGAATGGCAAGTCGTATGACTTTCCATGCATCTCTAGGACTCTTGGCTGACTGGTTCAAGTTCGAAATAAATCAAATTTTTGGTTTGTATTTCGACACTGTCATCCCTGAGCGTCCAGCAGTTTGTCTTTCTATTTTCCCCAGAGAAATCAATCTGAGGTTGAAAAGGCTTTATTATAACAGAAGATCAAAGAAGATGCGAGATATGCAAGTCATATACTCGATCTTCCAGGGACTAAAAAAAGGATTAGTCCCAATCCGTCCAGATAAAATTGATAAGACAATTTTGTCACACAAAAAGGCCCTCTGTCCGAAGGAGGAAGAGGTTCACAAACTCGAAAGAGCTGCCCAACTATATATGGAAAACATCCTAAAAGGAGAGTTCTCTGATATGGTCGTCCCAGAAGATTTATCTGAGAGACTAGTTGATGCAGTTCCCCTTTCCAACAAATCCACTGTTGATGCTACAAGAGCATTCGGTGGTCAGGTTGGAATGGCAATGGCCACCTTGCAAATGTCCGATCTCCAGGTGAGATCTACATTTAAGCTGCAACGGTTGGTTTACTTAACCCCATACTTTATGGGTTTTAAGGAGAATGTGAAGAAAACTTATCTTTATGGAAAGAAAGTTGCCTACAAAACAGAAATATCACTGGAGGCAGTGTATTCCGAGCTACCATGCAACTCCGAGATAATCGAGGAAATTAAATACCTCCGGGATAATGATCTCGTCTTTAAGGGAGTTGTGGAGCCATGTGTGATTTTAGAGCCACTGAAAGGTCGTATGATCACCAAACCTTCAGTCGGTGAATATGTTGGTCTCAATCCCATTCAGAAGTATCTTTGGAATACTCTGAGGTCTCATAGGGAGTTCGAATTGATTGGAAGACCGGTTCAATTGGAAGACATATACTGGGTATCTGGAAGCTGGAATTGGGGAATGTCGTGGAACTCTGGGGATTTCTCCGGAGCTACAGACAACCTCAAGTCTTCAGTTTCTAAGATGATTCTCAGATATGTCCTTCAACGT